AATTCGAGTTGCGTCAGCAGGATCGGCGGACTCTTCGACAATGATTTGAGAGTTAGCTGTAACTGCCGTTGTATTTACCTGGCAAGTACCTGCGCTAGCGTTAGTCGCACAGGAAAAGACTCCGGATGATGCAGAACTACAAGAAGCCACACTTGGGTTAGCAGCTGTTCCTGTGGCATGACAGTTGGTGGCGGTTTGATACGTTGCTGAATTGGTGAATGTAGTAACAAATAAACTGTTACCACTTAACTGGCCAGTAGCACCCAAAACTCCTACATTTAACGTTGCAGAAGAATCTCCGACGGTAAAATTTCCTATACTTAACTGTTGACTTCCAACTCTCCAAATACAGGTGTCAGGAGTCCCTGAGGTAACTCCCCAACAAACACCTCCTGAGTCATCGACAATCTGAGCTATATCGACCGGACCTCCGGTTCCACCCCCGTAAATGTCGAATCTTTCATTACTCGAGGTGGAAAAGGCTACTGCGGGCGATTGAAAAAACATACCTACTCCGCCGCCGAAAGAATAGCTCGGAGCGGCTGCAGTTCCAACAGGGGCAGTTAAAGGAAAAGCTACTGTTGGATTTCCACGTGAGGTACGATAGTTTGTACCGTCTGAAGAAATGAACGTACCTTGGTTTGTGGTGATTGATAAGTTGGATGCCACACCATCGATTGTAAGAGAGTTACGAGAGACTGTAAGATTGGTTGCGGCTAAGTTTTCAACGAAGATCGCCCAAGTTGATGAAGGCACTGGGTTGGGTAGAGTCAATGTTAAACTCGCCCCGTTCATTGAAACGATCTTACCTGAATCTCCGGCCACTGCTGCGTAACTAATAGTTTGTGAATTTACCCCTCCAAACGCAACAGTACTTACAGAGCAAGTTGGACAGCTAATAGCTGGGGTTGCGCCTCCTGAAGATACGATAGGAGATGTTCCCGAAACGTTGGTTACAGTACCTCCACCTGCAGCAGGGTTGAAGGACCATTCTTTATAAAAATACTGGACTGATCCTCCACCACTCAAGGCAGTAAACGTCATTCGGATATAAACAGCCTGTGCTGCTACGACTACTGAGTTACCGTTTGAGGTGCAGGTTTGACCTGCGAGAATTCCTCCAGGGGTGTAAGTTACCCCATCTGGACTTGAATCAATTGCGAGGGTACATCCTACCACACTCCCGGTATTAACCCACGAGATTTGGTGGTAGAGACTGGTGGTGTTTTGTCTGATCGCAGCACCCGAACCAGGAGCAGAGAAAGATCCTGATTGATAAGAGTTGTATCCACCCTGTCCTAAACAGTAGATAGAACTTAAAAACAACGACAGACAAAGCAGACGTTTCATATCGACCCCTTACTTGAAGTACACCCTCAAAACACCAGCTGAAAGAGTTGTTAGTGCGATCCCGTGAACCCATTCGCAGGTGAAACTTTCAACCAGTGAAAGGTCATCTTGACCGGTTGCTGACCAAATCACCTTACCAAAACGATCTTTTACTTGCACTTGATCAGCTTGAGAAGTGTAGTCAGACCATTCAAAATGAGCGTTCTTTACATCAGACTGGTATAACACCGTTGCAGCTGGAGTATCTAACACCCAAGGGTTTGTTGCTAGTTGATTTGCCATATAACTCCTTTAAAATAGGGAGGGGTGAGTGCTCCCCGTTACCCCTCCCATCCTCGAAGGAAAACACATTCATTGCCGTTGAGCAATCTTAACTTCCTCAAATTTTTCTTGGAGGCGCATTCTCAAAACTTGTTCTTCGAAAGTAATTCCTCTCCCCATATGATCACAGATCATCAAAGCGATTTGTGCTTTAACTTTCTTAAACCTTAGGTAAGGAAGAACGTCCGTAAGAAACTTTTGAATGTCCTTACAAGATGAGCAAAACCAACGATCAGTACCTCCGGCGTGAGCGTGTACTCCCCCACCGTAAATACCCTTGATTTCGCAGAGGTAATCCCGCTGGTTTTTCTGAGCGATAGAAATCCTCGGAACCTTAAAATTAGTTCCAGGATTACTGTAAAGGGTTATACACCCTTCTCCATCAAAAATTCCAGCGAGATAAGCTTTGTAAGTTTCAGATTGTTCAGTCATATTATTGACCCGGCGAACCTGCCAATCCATGCCAGTACGTCACGCCAGCTACAAACCGGAAGTACGTACTGTATGACGCACCCTTGGTGAAGAAGTCATCCTGAGAGTCAAACTCAGGCATGATTCTCCAGTAGTACTTCAGCGTCTGATCGGACTTACGTCCGGCGATCCACCATGCGACGGTGGAGCTGAAGTAGTGATTGATGCGAGGCAGGAGACGCCCTTGCATCACGTTGATTTCGTTGTTTCCTGTGTAGGGTTTGTAAGCCGAGTGGAGAATTTCACCAGCTTTGAACTGGAGATCCACCGGCAGCCAAACCTCTTCAGGAATCATACGTTTCAACAGACCACGTTCGTTCACCATCTTCTCGAAGAGAATGATGAGCTCTTGCATTCCGGTGGTGCTGAACGCAACGTTGGTTGCCGACTGGTTGGAGTAAGTGCCTCCGCCCAAGAGTGGGTGAGCTGTGTTGATGAGTGAAACCCCATCGATCGATTTCTGAGAGGCGAAGGAGTTGTTCAGGACTGCTGCTGCGGTCGATTCAATCGTTTGACGGATTGAACCACCGAAGTCCTGTGACACCTTCTTCATGATGCCATACTGGTCATCATCCCACATCTCGCGGGTGACTTGAAAGCCAAGACCGTACGAGACATGTTGATAACGCAGTGAGCCACCCTGAATTGGTTGATCGAGCTTGAGGGCTTCACCTTCTGGTTTGGTTGGAACAGCTCCAAGGCCTGCGACGAGTTGGTCTTCTTCGTATGCCTTGGTTGAGGAGAATACGTTGAAAAATTCCGGATACTCCTCGGGATGCATCGCCAGGTCCTCGTAGATTACCGAGAAGAGACCTGCAGCGAGCAACTGTGCGAATTGGCCACGAGTTACGGGCATTTAGGGCTCCTTAGTTACCTGACAGTTGACAAGCAGCGTGGAGGACTTTAAACTCCAGTTTGCCGTTGAGGGTACCGACTGGATCTACAAAGTCGGTGATTTGAACGCAGGCTCCGTTGGCCACCGTCGTGATGTTCATGTCGATGTACCAGTAGAGGTTTGTTGCGTCTTTGGTTAGGCCGAAGATTGCGCCCAACATTGTTTGTGCAGTGATGGCGAGTGCGGCCGTGCCGGAGTGACCGAGAACACCGACGAAGAGTGTTTCATCGATTGCCTCGTGGAGACCGACCGTACCATCGTTCGGGGCGACTCCAACTGGAATCGGGAATGCAAGAGGCTGGTTTTGGACAGTCCCTTGCGTGAGCGTTTTTGCGACGCCGGATGTGGTGAGATTGCTTGCAAACTCCGATGCGAATCCAGCAATGAAAGCCGTTGCTGCGCTCACGATTGCTGCACACGCGATGATGAAACCCGAGGCAACTTCGATTTGTACCGGGGTTCCGATCAGGAACGTTTGAGTCGCTTTCTCGGCAATCCGACGCATCGCAGCTTGCATGGCGCCACCCGACAATACCCGATGTGGGTAAATCGGTTGTGCGATGTTTACTGATGCGGCCATAGGTTACCTTCCTACTTTGGATTTGTCGACTTCGAAGACGGGTACGCCTGATTTCTCGGCCTCGAATGTGAAATTGTCCTTAGCGCTGGATTGCTGTTGGTTGGACTTTTGTTCAGCATCCATCATTAAGAACTCGTACACTTCTTGATCACAATCGACGAGGATTACGTCACCTAAAACGTAGGTGCCGTCTTCTCGAAGGCCTGCCGCTTTCACTTTTGGTTCACCTTTACCGGCTAAGATTTCCTTCACGTTCGGTTCACGAACGATCCGGTAGCCTAAGAGGTCGAGACGGTCGAGCTCGTTACTGTCTCCCCTCGGTGCCCAAAAATAGTGACGACCTGCTATACCGTGCACCTCAAGGCGTGGTCTTCCAATGCGTTCTCGGAGTTCTGCGTATCTCCTATTGCGTGCCTCTGCTGTGAGAGTTGCGGATGGTACCGCTGAAATTGGTTCGACGACTGTTACGCCGCCGGCTGTTTTTGGAACTGCTTCACTGGTGCCGCTCATTTAATGCCTCCGATCGGAATACGTTTGCCGGAGACGTTCTCTGCTGTGAGAGGCCATTTTCCAGCTGCGATGTTGTCTTGCGCGGTCCGGTATTGCTCCTCGGAGAGGTTAAGTCCGGGAAGGATTTTCCCTGTAACCTCGATTGGCAAAGGCGCGGGAGGCGCTTGTTGGTCGGCTGGGGGGGTAGCACGCTCTGCAATGGTGCGAGCGGTTAAGGCTGCTTTCTCGCTGTCTTCTCGTTGGAGACGCTGCATGTTCATTCCGAGAAGGGTGTGGTAACACGTCTCCCAGATATGGACGGAGACCTGGTTTTCTGGGGGTTGCTCCGCCATTAATTTTTCGATATCGACGGAAAGACGATCCCAGTATTCTTTCCCGACCTTCGCAGCGTTACGAGCTGTAGCCATCAACGTCCCACGGGCTGCGGTTGCTTCTTCGATACTGAAGTTTGCAGGTTGGCGCTCTTCGGGAGGATCTCCTACTGGACGCTCCATTGTTGAGACTGTTCGAGGGGGAGTACGACGCATCTCATCGCGAAGAGCTCCCTCACGTTGTTGGTAGTAAGCTGCGATTTTCAAAGGGTCGGTTACACCCTTTAACTCCGCAGGGAGTTGGGTTGTTGGAACTCGATCGGATTCGTTAAACACCGGATCTGGCATCTGTTACTCCTTTTAATTCGCGTTGTTGTTCCTCTCTTAAGAGGATAGCGTTGAGTTCTTTATCGATTTGTTGAGGGAGAGTGTAAATGACTTTTAGGTTATATACCTCTCCGTTTAAGACGTCTAACTCTTCCTTACTAAGGCCTGCCTCCGTTTTGTGGACTAATGCCGCCCGCAACTTGACCAATTGATTGCGATAGACCCTGTAGTTCGGACTCTGAAACATTTCCTTCAGCCTGTGGCACTCCAGCTTGGTCAGCGGCTGGAGCTCTTTCTTCAGGAGCTCCACCACCGAGAATTGCTCGCACGTCGGGCAACATATGTTGTCGATCGTGGACGTCGAAGGCGAAGAGGAGGCGGTTTGCAAGATCTCGAGCGCCGTCGAGTATTTGAAGTCCAAGTTCTTTGAAAGGCGAACCATCTGGAGCTTGCACGACAGCAGGAATAAGCGACATGAGTTGTTTATAATATGCCGCCATAGTGTTAGCCATGAGAAGGAGGTTTTGTCGGTCGATCTCTTTATTGGCGGAGGAGTCAGAGGCTCCGATTCCAAAGAAGAGTCCTTTGAATCCATCGGGCTCTTTGAGGCTGAACGCTTGTTTAAGAAGATCCCCATTCTTTCCATATGCTTCCCATACCTTTGCGTCGGATGCGAAATCCCTGTAGGATGTGAAGATTTGTGAACCGACGCTGTGGAAAGGACGTCGGATACGTCGGAGGTAGATGTCGAGACGTTTGTTACCTTCTGCGAGGAGGGCGAGAGTACCTTGAGAGGAGTAGATACCTTTTTTACCTACGACTCCGGATCCAAACCCTTGAGCGGCCGGAGAGATACCTGTGTAACGTTCTGCTTCGGCGTCGAGAACTCCTTCTTCATCGATCATCCCGTTATAGTTCCCACCGAAGGTTAGGATTTCGAGATCTTCCATGTTGTCGACTTCGAATACCTTACCTGGATACCATTCGGCTGACGGATTACCAACCTCCGCGAGACGCTTTTTCTTCCATCCGGGAACGTTAGCGATGATGTTACCATCACGGCGTGCGTTGTGGATTTGTGCTTTCTCTTCCTGGCTCTGCTCGAGGATTTCCGGCACGCTATAACCGTAGAAGAGGTTCTCGCGTGGCATGATACGGAAGTCGGTGAAAACACCCTTTCCACGAGGCGTGTAGTCGTATATCGACCGCAGGACACCGTCACTAGTGCGCGAATATGGGTTGAAGGTAACAACCAAAGAGAAGATCTTTCCGGGCTCGAGTTCATATTTCACCCAACCTTCGATTGCGTTGAAGGGACGGGTTACGTCAGAGGTAAGGGAGATACCTGCGGAGCTGGCGGAGGTTGTGCGGGGGTTACCTTCAGACGGGGAGGCTCCCGACTTGAGGAGGAGTTCACATGCACGTTCATCCCATTGTTTTGTAGATTTACGGAATTCGACTTCTTCCTTCGCGAAACGAAGGCGGTGGAAGTTTGCGATCGTTTGATCGAGGGTGCGTGCTGTTATTGGGTAGGGGAAGAAATCGTCGAACGGGATTACGTCAAATGCGAGGCTTTCTTCTTTGAGGGGGGCGTAACCTTGTTTACCGTCGGAGAGGTAAATTTGAGATTCGGTCCAGACCGATTTGAGGATTTGAACACCGGTTTTGACGGTGAGGAAGACTGAGGTGTCGATCGGTTCGTAGAATTCGATCCCGTTGAGGCAGAGATCATCCATCCATTCTCCTGTTGCGAGGAGAACGTCAGCAGGGAGTTGACCGATGAAAGTACGTGGTTTCCAGAACGGTTTGGTTCCGAAGATGAGACCGAGCATTCGGGCGGAGAGGATGTCGGTATGCATCCGAATCAGTTGAGGAACGAAATTTGAGGCTTTGTAGAACGGTGTGGTACGAATCGCTTGTAACGGTTTCCCAGCGTAGTTGTCTAACCACCGTTGGTACATCCCTTGAACTTGATTGTTGCGAGCTGCGACCGACGCCCAGAATTTGTCACAGCAATAGTTTTGCAACGCCTGAAGCTTTGCGTCTGGTATATTTCGAAGTGGGACGATATTTATCATTTCGATAATCTATCCAGTCGTTCTTGCGTTCACGGGGGCACGTTCACTTAAAAGTACTAGTAGGCAGCAGTCTGACACCCTGAACCGAACAGGAACGTACTTTTTAAGTTGCCGGATCCAAGAATATACAGCAGGCATTTGCTGCGTTCTGCTACCCTCGGATAGTGCCTCCGGATCCCACTGTAGATTCCTGTTCGGATCATGATGTCAGTCTGCTTTCACATACGCGCACGGCTTGCCGTTAACGAGCTGATTGTCGTAGCCTGTTATCGTGTTCTTGCCGAGGTAGGTCCAACATTGGTCTTTGACGGGTGCGCTTTTCTTCCACGTGCACTTCTTTGGACATGAAGGCATTGCTCCGCACACGCACCATTGGTTCCGTGGTTGTTGGTTTGCACACGGGGGCTCTTGACTGCAGTCTTTCTTGGCAGTCACTACAGGGACAATGTCCTGCTTTAAAGATGGCGACTGCGACTTGGATTCGGAGGAGTTTGTTTGGGGATGTCTGCACCCCATACTGATGAGCAAGCCGATGAATATGATGCTTGATAGCACGAATACCGATTTGAAGTTTGATGGCCATTTCCTCATAGGTTTTCTCCTCAACCAGCAGTCCGTGAATGATAACCTTATTAACCAAATCACGATAACCCTTCGACCAAACCTTCTTCGACCTCGCCATTAGATGTAACCCCCTACATCATACGTCTGTGAGGTGCGTTGAACCTTCGCCTGGTCACGTTTGGTCTTGTCACGCTCTTGGGCTTCGACCTCGTCGATTGTGGGAGGACGTTTCGAGTAATGTACAGCGTAGGCCAACGCATCGAGACGGTCTTTGAGATCCCCGTGAGGGAAGCTGACGATCTGGGCTTTTGTCTGAACATCCTGTTCGAACAGGTAAATCAATCCATCCTCGAAGTCGGCTTGGAAGAAGGTGAGGATGCGATCATCCTTCGATCCAGCTCCTCCTGGAGGTGTGACGCACACAGGTCCTAGGTGACGATGTCTGACCTTTTTGCCTCCCGCTTCACAAACCCGACACACGTCTTCGGCCTGACGGAGCTCAACGATAGAGCCAACCTCTTTATGAGCCCCCACCCCTTCAAACATATTAGGCCAGGTCATGAACTGGTCGTTGAGTTTGAACCACATTTCTACCGCACCGCGAAAGCCACAGTTAGCCGACCAGATCTTGAACGCGAACTTTCTGTTGTCAGGAGCTGTGCCGACGCATGCTATCGCGTTCTCAGAGCCTGCCTGTTTACCGCCTGCTGATGGGTCATAGAACGACAGCCGCGCTAAATGTGCTAGCTTGATAGGAGCCGTTCCATCACTCGGTATCAGTAGGTCACGCTTACCATCCTGTCCCTTCTCGATCTTGAAGGTCTTGATATGTTCTTCGGCAAACTGTGAACCTTCAGGAGCACACGGAATGTTGAGGTACTGACACGAGAATTTGTAGGTCTTCTCACGCCTGAGGATCTGTTGTAGGATCTCGTGGTCGAATCGAGGGGTAAACCTGACCTCTCCCTCATCATCGTAACATCCCTCAACATCCCATTCGAAGCCTGAAGGACGACCTGTCTCTTCCGTAAAGGCGAGCTCCTCCATGATGTGGCCGTAAAGGTCAGCCTTCCCGTGCTTCCATCTCGTGCCGACGATGAGCTCCTCAACAGTATGAGGATCGTTAGCGTAGCCTGCAGCGTAGTCGAACCACTCTATTGCAGACTGCATCATAGCAGGACTCTTCGCTGCAATCTCCCCGATGATGTCGTCGTAGATAATCACATCATAATGGAAGCCAGTCCCCTTCGCTCCAACACCAATCGCCTTAATGCTCGGCTCGTCAAAGCTCTGTGTTCTCTGCAACTCAATCTCATCCTCCTTCCACGTTACCTTGTGGAAGTCGGGAGGGATGATTTGAGGGAACAACACCTTCAGTAGCTGGTTGTTCTCAACATGCCATGTGGGGTCTTTAATATTTTTCTTAGCTACGGTGTCACTCTCACCCACGATCAAGAAACGGAGATTTCTGGGGTCGGGATGACCCTGTTCCCAACCCCCTCCGCAAAGACGCCATAACGGGTAACTCTTCGACACGAGCGTCGATTTAAAATGTCCCCTTGGGCGGAGATACCCTCGGCGTCGTTTTGGAATCGATGACTGGATTTTGTTCGCGAATGGGAGGTGGTAGTGAGGTACCAACTCTTTATAACCGAGTACGACCTTACTGAAGAAGTACAACCCCCCGATAGGTTGAAGACACTTATTCCTCAGCGTCTCTAGCAGCTCGTCGGCTTTGCCACCTGACGCCAACTGCATGATATCGGAGTTGTCTAGGTTACTCACTGGGTTGTGATCCATCCTGTTCGAAGCTTGCTTCTAACTTCTTTGGTGGGGGAGGGCTTGGACGGTCTGTGGGAGAGTCAATCTCCCTTGCTGTTGCAGCAGCGTGCATTAACAGCACAGGGTCGAAGCTGACATGACCTTGTACGTTACCTTCAATCTTCCTATTCCTTGCCGTCTCGAGCGTGCGGTCAAGAATGCTGTCGGCGGCTTTCAGCACGATCCCTTCCTGCTGGGAGTTCTGCAACAGTTCTTCCAACTTCGTCAACGCTTTGTCGGAGGCCTCAGTCAACCTCTCGGAGAGAGTCTTCCTCTCCGTCTTCATGTCTTGTACAACCTCTGCGTAGATCGAACTGGACAGCTCGCGGAGACGGTCTAGAAACTCCACCTCCGAGGCGTACTTCCGGATGGTAAAATACGAGAGGTTTAACCTCTCCGCACATTGCTTGAGGGGGATGTGGAGGAGCAGCAGGTTCAGCAGCTCCTCCGTCTTTACGAGTTTTGAACTCTCGTGCATGGTTTAACCAGGTAACGCTGCGGTAACTCCACCCGCTAGAACGTTGTAATTCCCGCCCCAGGAGTCGGTCGCTCCACTCTCTTGATACCCACCAGCGTGAGAGTAAGTCCCAAACAAAGCGTTGTTGACAACAATGTTCTTGCCACCGGCAGCTCCCCGTAGGTCAATCCCACCAGAGGAAGCCGCTGCTGTGAACGCACCAATCGTGTTATTCTTCACCACACACGAAGTCATCCCACACACAATCGCCTTCGAGACGTCTGTGAAGAAGTTACCTTCAATCACGCTCTCTCGACAGAAGTCAGACCCACCCACTCCCTTAATCGCAACACCGGTCTGGCCGTTGAAGAGATTTCCCACGATGTGGAGGTCGAAAACGTTCTCAGTGCCAGAGATCAAAATCCCATCCTGACCTCCAGCAAACCGACATCCATACACACCACCATGTGACGAATCACGTTCGAGATCACCCGCTCCAGCATCCCGCATAAACTCCAACGCTGCATCGTCGGTGGGACAAGAAAACAGAATGTTGACAAACCTCCACCCTTGTTGTCTCACCAAACACAACGGAGTTGTTGCCGTCGGAGCCGCTGGCGCCTTCCACGTCGCGGTGTAAAACCCGTTATTGCCCGTGTGAGCGTCAGCATGACGAGGGAGCGTCCCTTCCCCAATCACCGTCACATCAAAAACACCAGCAGGCGTCGACAACTGCTCCTTCACATTCCCAGTGAAGTGGATGACATCGCCCGAGCCAATCATTGCAAACGCTCTAGCCATGGTCTTAAACGCCTGGTCAGGACTTCCGCCATCGTTTGAGTCTGACCCAACGTTTCCCTGCACCCACCATTGGCGTCTGCCATTCATCGGAACAAACCCAGCGCTCGTCGGCATCACTGCCCCAAACGAGCTAAGCCCAAACGGAAAATTCGTTACACTGCCCATATCGGCCTCCACGCCTTGTGTGCGCATTCTTTGCGCGTCATGTATATTATAGCATGCCCGTAGCTTTGAGCTCACGCGGAAAGTCAATGGTCTTACGTTCGTCTCAATGAGCTTCTCCACTGGGTAGGGTATATTTTTATGGGGGTTAACCCCAGCCGTAGGTCTGCTCATTTTTGGGGGGACGGGGGCCCGTTTCCTAGTTAGGAACCCGTTTCTGATTTATGTACTACCTACAACAGTAATGTTGGGACTGGCAATAAGGTAACTCCAACAAAACAAAGGAGATAACACACCATGTCTAAGATGAGAACCATTACACCTGTTGCTACTATCGCGAAGGTACAGCTGAAGGATGATGTTGAGAGCTTGTTGCTAGCTAACGGATTCAATCTAAACGACTTAGCCAGGTTGGAGAAACAGTTGGAGTACAGGAAGCGATATTCCCAACGCCCTGAGGTTAAGGAGAAACGCGCAGCATACTCCAAGCAACGCTACCTCAAGATGAAGGTGTTGAAGGCGTTGTTGCAAGATAGGGTAACCGCGTAGTGGGTAACGAGGTGGAGGGTGGTGCTAGGATGATGGTGCTACCCTCCTCATTCGTTTTTTGAATCTGGATGAGACAAATTTTGAATTTGACGCTTTTTGAAAAGTGTGGTATAATGTTGTAGATCGACGATATGTGTGAGAACACGTTAAACATCTAGGAGATGACACTATGACTGAACTTGAAGCGAAGAAGGTGAACACCACAGAACTGTCGGACGAGAAGTTTGTAAAACTCGTCAACGCGGGGTTCAAAGTCTCGGAGATCGAGAGGTGGTACGCACAGGTCGCGTATCGACACGAGTATAATCTCCGACCTGATGTACAAGCGAAGAGGAAAGCGTATAACCAGGTTCGAAACCAACGCATCTCGATGTTGAACAAATTGTTGAAAGGTGGTGAGTGATGTACATCAAGTCGTTCGCGATGGGGGATGAGTTGTGGTCACGTGTCAAGAC